GTAGCAACGTTCTCGGTAGGTTGATCTAAACCAAATCGCAAAGCTTTACTAACAGCTGATTTTTCTTTTTCAGAACCTTGTAAATTGCCCGCAGCTAAATCTGCTGCTGTAATGTCTTTACCGAATATTGCCATTGACTTAGTTTATATGATTAGGGCATCAAGGTGAATATGTTTATCCTGTCCTGTTTACCTTTAACAGTGATCGAAGGCAGTACCGCTAGAGGGAAAGAACATGCTTTTGCTGTGGACTCTCCAATGACTATATCTTTGCCCACTTCTTTGGTACTGGATTCTAACCTGGCTGCTAAATTTACCGTGTCACCTATAGCTGTGTAGTCAAACCTAGTTTCAGATCCCATGTTACCGACTACAGCTGGGCCTGTGTTTACGCCAATGCCAATCTCCACAGAAATTTTTGAAGACTTAAACTGTTCTTGTATCTCTTTTGCGCATAGCACAGCAGCTTCTTCGTGGTTCTCTAAGTCCAAGGGCGCATTAAATATCGCCATCATTGCATCACCAATATACTTATCCACCATGCCATCGTATTTTTTAACTGTGTCTGATTGTATAGTCAGAGCTTGGTTCATAATCTTCGTTACTTCTTCTGGTTCCATGGTCTCACTCATAGCAGTAAACCCACGTACATCTGTAAACAAAAACGTACAGTTCCGTCGTTCTCCGCCCAACTTCAATAGACTGGGATCAGACTGCAAANCCTTTACCTGCCTCGGATCTAAGTAATGTTCGAATTGTTTTTTTATAAGCTGCCGTAGTTTGTATTGTTCTCTAAACCTTAGATAAAAGGTAATGGTTGCTGTTATAAACTCAGCCATAAATGTCCAAGTTACATCGATCAATACACCTTGTTGTACTATGCTGTAGCCACCAAATAAAGTTAAGGCCATGGTAGACACAGCTAAACTTATCCCCAACGTTATCCCCAGAAAACTAATGAATGCCCACATCATGACTACACCTACTATTAGAGTTGCCAACTCCACAGCTAGGGAATAGTCAGGTATGTATGGGCTGTCTTGTATCAGTATGCTTTCTGCTAAAGCTGCTTGTATCTTGTGCGGTTCGAGTAGCCCTGCTGGTGTAGATAGTTGCGGCATCACCCCGTTAGCTGTCACTCCTACAATTACAAACTTATCTGCCACATTCATCTCTTGTAATGTAGTCGAAGGGGTATTCACGAAACTTATCCACTTACGTCCTAAACTGTCTGTTTTGACTGGTGGAAGCCCTTTTACCCTGATTTCCTGTATACCATTATCATTCGTATTTATAACGTAGGTGTCAGCACCCGCTAATACTTTTAATACTTGTGTGCCAAATGCAGGAACCCAGCCATCAGGAGTACGCATCAACAAAGGTAGTCTTCTGGTCAAACCATCTACATCAATCGGTGCAGAAGATATACCCTGGTAAGCACTGTTCCGTAATATTTCTACATTCTGTGTAGCCCCTTGCAGCATTACCCCACCGATATCATCACCCAGTATTACAGTCCCCGTTGTAGGTGGGTACTGTTGATTGTCTGTTTCAAACATAGCCAAGATACTTGGGTGCATACTTAGACTATTGGCAAACACTTCATCACCACCAAAACGATCTGGTTCGCTAAATGCTATAACGTATCCTACTCCCATAGCTCCGCGTTCTAGTAGCTGCATGTGTATCTCAGCCAGTCTTTCTCTAGGAAAAGGCCACCCACCTTCGTCCCTCACGTCTTCTTCTGTAATGTTTAGCACCGTAAAGTAACCAGAAGGCCCTTGGTCCTTGATCCATGAATCAAATACCTTGAGCTTTAGTATCTCTAAAGGTGTGAGCTGTAGCACCAAAGGTAAGCCGAGCAAAGCTATCAAACCAAGGAGTTGTAGTTTTTTCATCCTGAACTTTGTTTAATTGTTATTGTTGTAGAAGATCCACCGTTGATCTTAACCGTGTTAGATACACCATCCTGTATCAAGATAACAGTGTAGCTGTCNGATCCATCCAGGTTTAACTTAGCGCTTTGANTAACTGTCCTGGTCAAACTAATAATTTGCCCCGATACGATAGTTGTTATCTGTGTGTCCTTATCCTGACCTATCTCTGTCCCAGCTATACGTATGCCTACTCCTCCTTGTTTGAGAGCATCTTCTTCTTTAGATATTGCTAAAGCATCTAATACATTAAGTAGATCTTCTAAGAAGTTTACATCTAAATAGTTAATGTCTAATTCGGTAAACTCTAGCTCTGCTTCTGCGTCTAAGAAGTCTTCGTTAAGAAAGTCTATATCAAGATCGTTAAAGTCCAGGTAGTCAGCAGAGGCTTGTGTCTGTGATTGTTCTAACGATTCTTGTGTTTGCTCAGGAGGATTTACAATGAGCATGTTGTCGATTAGATCTAGTGTGATATCTAGTTCAACAGGGGCAGTAGGATTACTTTCGAATACAGATACAGTAGTTGCTTGATATGGTTTATTAAGTGTCACACTACCCATTCCTGTAGATACTATAATCTCGCCACTAGATATACCATTCTCGTCTGGCAACAGTATGACAAGAGATCTACCCAGCTCGTCTACGGTACAGGTGAAATCCGTCCCTCTTATCGCTATGTTAGCTGTAGGTGTACGTATTGATATGTTGCTCTTGTTGTTAAATTTACCTGTAATAAATCGCGCTGTGCCACTAGCAAACTTCAGGGCCATTTTAGATTTTGACGGGTCAGGATCGTAAATGTATTCGTCTATCACTAACTTAGAATGCTCTGTTAGTTTGACTGTAGAGTCGTCTGAAAAGGTTATAGCAACTCTGCCAGCTTCTGTGCGGACATCATCCATTTGTTGTATATCGAATTGCAACTCAGCTCCGTAAGCCTTATCTCTAAGAACTTGTGCGTTGCCTCTAACTTCTGAAATAGAGCCTATCTCAACAGACGAATGAAGTCGTTGCGTCTGACTGAGTAACACAGACAGTACCACTAGAGCCAACAGATGTAATTTTAAGCCAGTCATTATCTGATGTAGACTCCTGATCTATGTTAAATGTCCTTGTACTACCTGTATGATCTAAGTAAAAATAACCTCCAGCATACCCATCCCCATCATAGGTGACTGTATTATCACTACCATCTATATCCATAAAGTTTGTAGCACCATCTACATCTATAGATGAAGTTATTGAGTTTCCTGAACCTTGTATTGTCCAATCTAAATCTAAGTTAGCTGCAAGTGCAGTCATAGCGTGATTGAGTGTAAACGTATTTGTATTACCTGTAACCTGTACATTTACATTAGAACCATCTGCACCTGTAGCATTGGTCTCATCTGTAGACATATTAAATGTGTTGGTATCACCTATAAAAGAGAAGTAACCTGTGTAGTTATCTGCCCATATATCACCAAGGAATTTATTTGTATTACCTTTCTGTAATATATCTAAGGTCATAGTCGCACCATCAATATCTAATGCTGTCATAGAACCAGCAGCAGCAGTTGCTCCACCAATTATATTACCACTACCACCTACCTGTTCTATATCTAAATTAGATGTAGCACCTGACTGGTCTATAAATATTTCGTTGTCAGCCCCGTAAATCAGAGATACACTCATTATCACAACTAGGCTGATTAATATTATTTTCATGTTTCCAATAGCCTTCTGCATAGCCCTCCTCTATTGTTTGTAAAACCGCTGTCTCTACTGCCATCTGTAAAGCAATGTTTATAGACTCATTTTCTACTATACCACTCTCAATTTCAACTAATTCAGTATTATTGTTATAGAATCTAAATACATCTTGTGTTATAGAAGCACTAAGAATTGACTTAGTTACTAATACTTCAATCAATATTTCACCTGTACTGACTGATACTGTACGTAAAGATATAGTTACGGAGTCTTGTCTGTATTGTTTTGAACCACCTATACCAAGGTATCTTGCACCTGCACCACCTGACTTAACATTAGTTTCATAACCTACAACACCACCTTCCATTAGTATTCCAGCAAACAATAAAGGTTTTACCTTTTGTTTTTCATCAAAGTTTTCTCTAGTAGTACGTATGATCTGTCTTTCTTTAGTAAGATTATCTAAACCTTTACGTTCAACTACATTAAATACATTGGAATGTTTCAATGCTCGTATTAGGTAAGCATCAGGTGACTGTGTAATAGCTGTACTAAAGCTTGCGTACTGACTATTACTTCTTCGTTGTCCTGTATCGTCTTTAAAAGAATTAGGATATACAGCTACTACAGGTTTCTTTATAGGTGTATCTACTTCTGAAAGGTTAGTAAGTAAAGCACCAACCTCTGCTGACTCAATACTTCTTATTGGAGGTATCCCATTACCCAATGGGTCTACTATTAAAGCGCAATTAGAAAGTAAAAGAACCCAAGGGAACAGTAATTTCTGTAGTATTGCCTTCTTCATCTGTAATTATTAGTGTTACTTTATCTTCCTCTACTCTATATTCTATGGTGTTACCTTCTAATTCTAGCGTACCAAAATCAGATGCAGTCTCACCAAACAAACTATCAACCAACTGTCTGCTGAGTTGTGCATATATTCTACTCTCTAAGTTACGTATAAACCTAGCTAACGTAGTGTTCTCAGCCTCTCTCTCTAGGTCTTCTGTATATGCCCTGATCTCTTCTCGTATAGTTTCTTTCCTATTGAACTCTTGATTCTCTATAGTTAAGTAATGACTTGAGGTACCAACCCCTGAGAAACTAGGGTTCTTAAACTTGTGTGTCATTTCATCAGCTTGTACAGATAAAACTACAAACATGACAATAATCATGGAAGCTATCAGCAGTAATTCATCAGGGCGTTTAGAAGGCATGATATTTATAGATAAGTAATTACTAAATCTACGCTTTCAACTGTATCTATCCAATAAAAAGTTATATAACCAAGACAACTAAATGCTAACAAAATGCAACCAGTTACTGCATATCTTTTCCAATTTAACTGTAATAAATCTATTGAGGTATCAATAAAATTAAAAACTTTTTGTCTTTTAGATATTTGTTTTTTTCTTGCC